GTCTTTGGTGTTTTAGCTATGATGGATCAAAAGGGACACAATGGGAAAGATGCAGAGAACCAAAGGCGCGATCTATGAGCGAGAAATCGTTCACGCGCTTGTAGACCGTGGCTGGGACGCAGCCAGAAACTTGATGCAGACCCGTGAAGGTGGAGCTGACATCATCCTCCAAGACTTCATTCTGGAGTGTAAACGTCGCGCAAAGTTATCTCTCTACGATTGGCTAGATCAGGCAACCTTGGCGGCTAAAGGGCGCAAGCGCCCAGTGGTCGTTGCCAGAGGCGACAGGCGTGAGAGCGTTGTGATCCTGCGTTTGGATGACTTTCTGGACCTGATTGGGGAACGCGATGTGGAGAATTCGAAGGTGCATTTCCCGCCTATGGTGGAAACTGACAAGGCCGCAGCCTCTGGAGCAGATCAGAAAGCTTCAGAAGCAAAAGAAGATAGCTAGGGAGGCTCACAAAGCCTCCAAGCACATAGACAAGAGGATCAGGGCAATCACAACGATGCGCCTCCGAGACTCTGCCGCAAGGATAGGGGACTGACATGGATCACAAAAGAATCCTAGACGATGCCATCAGCACCGTTGATAGCCGGGGTCAGGATTACGGCAACGTAGACGAAATGTTTGAGCGGACTTGTCTGCTCTACAACCTGATGACAGGCGAAAGCATGACGCCTTGGCTGGCTAACATGTTTATGGCTTGCCTGAAGATGTCGAGGGTCAGGGTCAATCGAGCCAAGGCAGACAATTATATCGACTGCATTAACTACCTGTCGTTCGCGGCGCAGTTTGCCCAAGCGACAACAGACCGGGTGGTTGTTTCTATACCCCTGCCGTCAACCGCTGAAGAGTGGATTGACCATAAGATCAGGCGAGCAGCCAAGATGGCTGTTGCCGCTAAGGAAGAGGAGCCTCAGCCATGATCCTTGAAACCGTTTTTATCGTGCTGGCAGTGGTGGGTGGTCTCATCTTTATCATCTCCAAAGTGGATGGAAATCAATGAAAGTTTTTATCGCAACGCCCATGTACGGCGGCATGTGCACGGGCATGTACGCGCAATCCATGCTTCAGCTTCAGCCTGCGCTCCAGTCCAACAACATCGGTGCAATGGTAAGCAGCATGTACAACGAAAGTCTTATTACCCGCGCTCGCAATTCGCTGGTGAATGGCTTTCTGAAAACAGACTGCACCCATCTCCTGTTCATTGATGCCGACATTCGGTTTGCAGCGGATGACGTTGTGGCTTTGCTGAAAGCCGACAAGGATGTGATCTGCGGCATATACCCCAAGAAGGAAATCAACTGGCAGATGGTCGAGAAGGCCGTCATGGATGACGTTGATGTTAACAGCCTGAAACGGTACACGGGGTCGTTCGTCATCAACCTTGTGGACTATGCGTCTACCGTAACGGTGCCTATGCACGAGCCGCTGGAGATATGGAACGGCGGCACGGGCATGATGGCAATCAAGCGGGAGGTCTTTGAAAAGCTCAAAGAGAGCGTCCCGTCTTACAGCAATGACGTTGTTGACCTGTCTGGGAACACGCCTGTCGGTGAAAAGATTTACGAGTTCTTCGCTACCAGCATCGAACCTGAAACCAACCGCCTGCTGTCAGAAGACTACCATTTCTGTCGCATCTGGAGGCTTCAGGGGGGCAAGATTTACGCAGCCCCTTGGATGAATTTGGGCCACGTTGGGACGTATGTCTTTGAGGGCGAGCTTATCAGGACAGAAGAGTCAAAGCCCGCTTCCGAACTCGCTCAATCCGAGAAGCCCAGCCCCGGCCAAAAGTCTTAAAGCCGGATAGGGTCTTCAACCATTCCAGCCTGTCATTGCAAAAGGCATTGATAAGCTCTGCGGGATCATCAGAGTGGATGGCGTCTAAGGTCTTTTGACCAATGATGCCATCCGCAGTCACCGCGCAGACGCGCTGGATGAAGCGAGCAGCCTGAGCTGGTCCACTGTTCACAGCCATGTCAAAGACGCAGTAATCGACGCCAGAGGGCAACCCGTCGCCTTTGATTCTTGCCCAGTAGCGGGACTGGTAGAACGGCTTCACCATGCCCATTGTGAGAGCTTTCATGCTGCTCTCAGCTACCGAATGGCCTATGTACTCCTCCCAAGCGGCCTGCGTGACGCCCATGTTCGTCGCGCCACCCTTGTCGCGGGGGTCGTTCACAAACCCACCTTCTTCTTTCATCAGCCACTGAAAAGCGGCTTCCCAGTTCTTGTTCATTTGGAAGCTACGCCCTTGATCTTTTCATAGGTTCTCATGCCGCCCAGACCCAGCATCGCGAAGACTAGCTGCCAGAGCGTTTCGTCCAGCTTGGGAGGGGTCGCCAAGGGGATGTGGAGGGTTAGGGCTAACCACATAATGAAAGGAGCAGCAACATACTGATAAGCAAGAGCAAACCCACAGACCCACCCAATGAAAGGACGCCAGCCAGAAACAAACACAGAAGGGTTAGCAGCCTCAACAGCGTTAACATCTGTTTGTCCCTTGTCCCACAACTGAAGGGCCGTCCTCAAGTCAGACTCAGCCTTAGCGCGAGCTTCAGGATCAGGCACAAACTTGTTCAGAACTTGTAGGCCCGCCGCGATGGCATCATCTATCCCAAAGCTCATTTGTCAGCTTTCCCGTCTAGCTTGTCGAAGATGCGCTCGAACATGATTTCGATGCGCTTCATCGTTTCTCCGTATTCGCTCTTCTGGACGTAATTTGAAGGCAAATCGACTTCAATTTCATGAAGGTCACGCCGAAGCTCAGACACAGCCTCCCAGAGCTGGCGACCGAACCAACCCAACCCAGCCATAAAAGCACTGAGACCTATGTTTATGAGATTCTGCATATCCATTTAGCGGCATCCCCAACGTCTCCTTGCCGCCTTGCCGCGCTCACCCTTCCAGCTACGGGAGCGAGCGCAGAATGACTTATGGCGAGGGTTGTTTTTGTCCTTGGTAGGAGCCTTGAGCTTGCTACCGGTTGCGCGGTTGTATTTGGCGCGTCCCTTCGCCGTTAAACCACTGCCGCGCTTGACCGGGAGCTTTTCCCCCCGGCCAACCGATAGCGATGGTTTCTTGTCAGTCATCAGAGACCTTCCCCCGGCGTGAAGTAGCACTCGGATGCCGCTTCTCCGATAAAAGCGATGTAAATGCTGGTGTTCGGGCTGAATTGATAAGGTATCGTAAACACCCTAATCGTGCCGGGAACAGAGACCAGCGAGTATTGCGGGGTCGCATTTGCCGGGGCAGAAACCGTCACGTTAGACAGGTTGCTCACCACAAAATACACAGGCTGACCACCTGCGCCTGTTGGCTGATGGTTAGCCACGCAAAGCTGGTTGCATGGGCTGTCAGACGTAACGGTAATGGTCTGGCTGGAGGTTGTGACGTTTGCCTTGTACGTCTTCCCCTGAGCCTGAAAAGCGATGTTATTGCCCATCAGACGCAACCCTTCTCCGGCTTTCCAGTTGGGCTGTTTTTGAAGTCGTTGGGGCGGTCAGAATGATTCCACACAGCCTGATAGCCTCCAATAGGATACTTGCCGGGGGTAAAGGTTCCGCCGCCATACCCATAGCCGTCACGCGGCTTCTGAGGGCGAACAGGGATGGAATGAGCGCCCAAGCCGGGGTACTCAGGGTCATTAGCTACGTTCTTGTACGTCTTGCGGTCTTTCACGGCGGCGCTCCTTAAACAAGCTCGGCACGAACACGATTATAGCAAAACCGCCCGCGATTTGCAGGCGCTCGGCAGTCGGCGCGTACATCGCCCAACATGTTACGCCGAATGTCATCCAGAGGGAACTTAGGGTCAAGAGCCTTTCGGTTATGACGCCCAAGCCCATACGCACAATAGCAAGCACAGTAGCATCCACGATGACCTCCTAAGACACGGGAGAGGTTCACTCGTCTTCCCCAGTGAAGAAGCCCGACCCGTAACCGTCATCATTAACCTTCTGCTTTATTTTTTCAAGGTTTATTGCCCTATCAATGATCTTAAGTTTTATATCAATGTCAGTGATAGTGCCGTTCTCGGCCTCCTTGAGAAGCTGAGAGATCGTCTTTTCGAGGTCTGCGTTGATGCCTTTGTCTTTTTTAGCCATCTATTCCTCCTCTGACTGGAAAGCTCTAACCGGAACGCCACCAGTTGGGACGACATAGCCGGGCTTGACCGGCGGGGGAGCGCCGGGGGTCATCTTCCGCTGGATGTTGCGCTGAGCGGCCTTCCAAACTGGGTCGAGAGGGTTCAAATATCGCACAATCCGTCCGCTGCGAGTGAGTAAGTTCGACACTGGGTCGCGAGCATATTCCGCTCCCTGCGTCGCCGACCTCATACGCAAGGCATTCCCGTATCGCGACCACTTAGCCAGCGGATGCGTCAACTCATAACCGCTGGCCTGCACTGCCCTTCCAAGGGTCTGCGGGCTGATGTTGCCAGAGTTCAAGCTCGTGTCGCCGCTTTTTAGCAAATCTTTCAACGTGAGTGTTGCACGATATTTTGTGTTTGTTTTCTGCAACAGCGCTTTTTTTGCAGGATTTGTCATTTCAATTGCGTCGTCAATTTGCTTTAGGACTTTTCCGGCTTGGAACCGGATCATCCCATCAGGGTGGTTGACCGCACGATCAGCGATGTAGCTGCGAAGGCGTTGCAAATCTTTGCCTTCAATTTTTGCGATGACAGGTTTAGCCGGCGCCACACCAGAAATAGGAGCGACAGCAGCCCCCGCAGGCGTGGCTCCAGCAGGAGGAATTTCTTTGGCCTGAAAAATACGCAACACGGCCTCATCATTGATAAGCTTCCCGTTCCAGTTAAGGCGCATAAAATCATCGGTTGCCTTAGCCATCGGGAGGTATCCCGTGACCTTTTGGTAGATTTTCTTCCAAATGTCAGCGATGCCCTTGAAGAATTTCTCAGCCACCGTTACCGGCTCTTTGGCCGTGGTCAGCCAACGAGACACTTGTTCGGCATACCATTCGCTAAACCCAAGGTAATAGCTTTTGTCTTTAGCAGATGTAGGGACCAGCGCGGCGTGGTCAGGGTCATACTTGGACGCACTCACCGGGCGTAGTTGCTCAACCGTTTTGCCCGCGCCTTCAATTTTGGAAGCAGCCCAAGCGTCGTTAATCGCCTGCTTAACTGCGGTAGGAGCCTGCCCAAACAGTTGAAATTCAACCATATGACCAAACTCATGCAGGGCAGTCGCCAAAGCATCAGCGGGGTTTTTCAAACTACTTTCATTCAAAAAGATATGCCCGTAAGGGTGCGCCCAGCCATATGACCCTCTGCCATTGCCGACGTAAACGCCGGGGCGAACGCGCAGGCCCAATTGCTCTGTCAGATCGGTAATGACGGCATTAACGTCTTTAGCCCAAGCGGGGGCATCCGCAGCCGTAATCGGGCGCACGTTTGTGTGGTCGCCAGCCTTGTATAATTTAAGAAGAGCATCGGTCAAAGGAGCGGCATCAATGCGCTCACCGGGACCAAATTTCCTCATAACGATTTCACCACCAGAACCAGCAGGAGCGCTCGTTCCGCGCTTTAGGGCCGCCTGCTGGCCTCTAATAGTTGACATTATTTGTTGTTGCTGGGCGAGAGCTTCAGCGTCTTCGCGAGCTTTGTTCCAGCGGCT